CTGCTAAACTAGAAGCTGAAAAAGCTGCTAAACTAGAAGCTGAAAAAGCTGCTAAACTAGAAGCTGAAAAAGCTGCTAAACTAGAAGCTGAAAAAGCTGCTAAACTAGAAGCTGAGGGTCCCCCCGTAACTGCTAAAGTTACTAAGGAGAAGCAGAATGAGAAATAAGACAAAAATTTTACATTTTGCTACAGAATTCAAAGCTAAGTCCGATGATAAGTCACTCACTATTACAGGCTATGCTAGCACTACAGATATAGACAGAGCTGGTGATGTAATTGTAGCTGAAGCTTGGACTAAAGGTGCTTTAAAGAACTTCATGAAGAACCCTATCATGTTGTTCAACCATAATTATAATGCTCCGATTGGTAAAGTGACTGATATCTCTATTACAGATAAAGGTCTAAAGATTGAAGCAAAGATATTAAAGTCTATTGGTACTATAGCTGAACTAATTGCTGAAGAAATACTTAAAGCTTTTTCGGTCTCTTTTACAGTTAAAGAAGCGGAATATAGTAATGAAGATGACACCTATTATATTAAAGATTTAGAACTATATGAAATTTCAGTAGTATCTATACCTTGCAATCAAGATGCAGTATTCTCTGTAGCTAAATCATTTGAATCAGAGAAAGATTATAAATCATTTTTACAAGATTTCGTCAAACCAGAAACCAAGGAGTTAACTTTAGCAAAAGCTGATAGTACCCCTAAATCAAAGGTTGACGATAGCGGCAGTACGCCGAAAACTAAGGAGTTAAACATGGATCCAGAAGAACTGAAAGCACTATTAAAGTCTGTCGCTGACGAAACCGCCAAAGCTATTGCTAAAGACACCAGTGATAAAGCTGTTAAATTGGAAGCTGAAAAAGCTGCTGAACTAGCTGCTAGCGAAAAATTAAATATTCAAGTTAAGTCTAGTGCAGAAACTCTGCTTAAAGACATTGAACAAAGATTCAATACTAAAAATGAAGATCTTAGCAAAGTAGTTGCTGAGCTTAAAGACGAGCTGACTAGTAAATCTGAAGAAATTCAGAAAATGCGTGAAAATAAATACAATTTTACTGATCGGTCGGGCAGTAATGGGGACTGGAAAAAACATTTTGAAAGCGAAGTTATTGACGCCTATGTGCTTGGTCTAGCTACTAAAAAAGGCTTTGATACTAAGATGGGTAAGGCTCTGATTGAGAAAGTAAATGCCTATTCTGGTGTTGCAGTTCCTTCAGCTGACTTCGAACAGATTGTCTCTACTAGTATCGAAAGAGATATTCAGAATGCTCTAGTATTGGCGCCTCTATTTAGAGAGCTCCCTATGAAGTCTGCTACCATGATCCTACCGATCATGCCTGACTCTGGCTATGCCGAATTTATTAGCACAGGTACTACAGATGCTACAGCCCCTAAAGGTAACCTTGATCAGCGAAGTGCTACCTACGGTGATGAAGCTGGTATCGCCATGGCTGAAAGAACTGTTACTACCAAGAAACTCATTTCTCTATCCTACTTAGGTAATGATACTGAAGAAGACGCTATTATGCCGGTTCTTGGACTTATCAAAGAGGCTATGATTCGTTCACATGCAAGATCTGTTGAGCAGTCACTGTTGTTAGGTAATAGTGCACAAGGTGTTTATACTAGTGGCATTTATGATGGTCTTACTGAGATGGCCATCGATGCGTCTACTAACCTAAATGCTGGCGGTAGTGGATATGCCTCTAGTGATGTTATCACTGCTGCTAACCTTTTTACTTTACGTAAAGCAATGGGTAAGTATGGTTTAAGACCTGAAGATGTTGTTTATATTGTATCTCAGGACGCCTATTACAACTTGCTTGAGGATTCAGAATTCCAAGACGTGAATCTTGTTGGTGATGTATCTACCAAAGTTAAGGGTAAAATCGGATCGGTATATGGTAGTAACATCATTGTTTGTGATGAGTTCCCTGCTAAAGCTGCTGCTAAATACTGTGCTGTAGCTGTTAATACTCGTAATTTCTTGATTCCTAGACTTCGTGGTATGACTTTCGAGAGCCAGTACGAAGCTGCCAACCAGCGCAATGTGCTCGTTGCAACCCAGCGCCTAGGCTTCATTGATATTATCGCAGATGCTAAAGCTGTTGCTTGTTATCAGTATAAATTAACCTAATTTAATCTAACTGCGGGGGCTTCGGCCCCCGCACATATATAGCGAGTTGATTTATGCCTGACTTAATAACTATTGACATATATAAGCAAGCAAAAGCTATACAAAGCGAGAAGGACGACGATCGCCTAGAGTTTATAATAACCGGGGTAAATCAACTCGTTAGTACTTATTGTGGGTCCCCTTTTGAAGAAACAGATTTTAATAGATCATTTAATAATTTCTATCCTAGCACTATATTCTTACTACCTTACTCTCCTATACTTGAGATAACCTCTGTATCAGAAAGATTTGAAATAACTGAAGAATTTACTGAGTTAATTGTAGATGAAGATTATGTACTAGACAAGGATATTGATGCTTTACATAGGGTAGGGGGAACTTGGCCTACAGGACTAAGCGTAATAAATGTACAAGGTTCTTATGGATATTCTAGTGTACCTTCCGATCTAATGTTAGCTTTAGTGGATTTAGTAACTTATTATTTTAAAGAAGAAAATAAAGTATCTATGTCTATGCAAGGTGCTACAATTTCTAACAATGCTTCCAGTACTAAATCTGGTAGTATTGATTTCCCAGATCACATTAAGAGAGTTCTAGATCTATATAGGCAAGTTTAATGAAATCTTTAGCGGTTAAAGTTTTAGTAGAGAGTGTATTAGCTAATTTATCTTCTACAGAAGTATATAGACAGTTAGTTGCTAATAAACAAGTTCATGAATTCTATTTAAGTATTAATATACTATCAAGTGCGATTTATGGAGCTTTTTTACTTAAAAAAGGTGATAATAAAGAATTAGATAGAGAAATTCTAACTACTATTAGAAAAACTTATTTTAATAAATTAAAAGAGGTTTTCCCTCAATCTAGTGTAGAAGGAAGATTTAAAGTTACTTATCTTCCTGAAAATAGCAAAAGAGATTATTTTGCTATGAGAGTAGAAGGACCTCAATCTAATAGTAATGTATATAAATGGATATTTGAAAAGTTAGCCCCTTTAAAAGAAGATTTATTTAATACATTAAAGAAGCTATTGAAGGATAACTCTGATAGTTTAACTAACTTACAGAACTCTAAAGCTAATTCTTTAAAGAAGCGAGACTTCATTGACTTATCCCATGAAAAAGGATCACAAATTGGAGCAAACGCAGTAAATCTAGTTATAGCTCAGATCGAAAATATTTTAGATAATCGTTCTTTTACTAATAGGAAAGATACTGATGAAGTAATCACCACAGTTAAAACTGTGGTAAATAAACTAAGAAACAGTAAAGAGATAAGCACTAGTATAATAACTATTAGAAACTCAGCATGGAATAGAGGTATACAAGGGCAAAAAGATAAACAGCTAAATACTAAATTATTAGATGAAGTTAAGAATTTACCAGGTAAAGTAAGTGCTCAAGAATTAATATATGAGAAGGTTTCTAGAACATTATGGGAATCTTTTACCCCCTTACTAAAAGATAAACTGATAGTACTGCGCGGGATGAAAGTTTATGAATTACCTACAGATGAGACAATTACTAAGAGAGTAAAAGCTTCAAAAAATGTAGAAGTGTCTAGAGGTAAAATTACTAAAGATTCTACTAGTTTTACAGTTCAAAATAATATGGCCTCTATTGTAGCATTAAAAGATTTACTAAATAAGTATCTGCCACAAGCAGTACAAAGTAGAATGCGTATAATGCCTTTAAATAAGAAAGGTAATTATTCACATAAAAAAGATCCTGGCTGGGCAAGTGGTAGATTAAGATATAGGGAAGGTAAATTAGCTCAATCTGCTTTAGTAACTAAGGTAATAGCAGAAACTAGAAAAGACCCTTTAACTGTTAAATTTACTTATGCGCAAGATCCTTATAGTATATTTGAACCTGGCAGTGGTTCTCCTTTAGCTACAAAAAATAGAGACCCTCAACGATTAATTGAAACCTCAATAAGAGCTATTGCTACGGGTATAGTTAAAACTAGATTTAGAGTTACTAAGGATTCGATATGAGAGCATATACGAGTAGACGAAATAGTATAGCTACTGCTATAGCAGATGTATTAAAAACCTTAGATGGTTCTGGAGAATTTCAAACTGATTTAGAAGGTAGAGTTAACACTAAGTTAAAGTTTTTCGATGAAATAAATACTTTTCCAGAAGTATGTGTTAGCGTAGGATCTGAAAGACGAGTATATCATACTGCAGGATATAAAGACAGATTCCTAAATGTAGTTATAAGATGTTACGTTAAAGATGAAGAATCCGCAGATGTATTAGAAGGATTATTAGAAGATATAGAAACCGTATTGGAAGAGAATAGCCGATTAGTCTATAAAGATAGACTTGGAGCTTCTCAATGTACGCAAGAGGTAACAATTTTAAGTATCGACACAGATGAGGGCGTCCTAAATCCTTTAGGGGTTGGAGAGATTATCTGTGAAGTGAGGTACTGATTAAACATCAGTAGAAAGAGGAATAATAATGGCTGATCTATATTTTAGTAGAGGCGTCACAGTTTATCTACAGCAAGGAACTAATGTGTGGCAAATCCCTGTACTAGCAGGGTATAGCTTCTCACAAAGTACAAACACTAGTGAAATTTCACTAAATGAAATGACAGATACTTCAGGTAATAGTCGAAGAGGTAAGCAAGTGTTTACTGACTCTCTTAGCCCTGCTGAATGGTCATTCGATATGTATATGCGCCCATATATGGGGACAGCAGATGGCCAGGTTGATGGTACTACTCCTTTAACACATTGTGTTGAAGAAGCTATTTGGGCTAACTTTGTTTCAGTTGGAGACTTTACTCCAGGAGAAACCACTACTGCCGCTGATTGGGACAGTATAGGGGTGGTATTAGCTAATCAAGCTACTGGGTCGTCTTTTAACTTTACTGCATCTAATAAAGCTGCTCTAGGCACTTTTACTCTTTATTTTGTATTTGATGGAGCTGTTGTAAGTTCTGTTTATAAGAT